CCAACACCAATGATGCACGTGCTTCAGCAGGCAGGGGGGATAATCTAAAAATATATGTCAATAGAAATAAATACAACAAAACGAGCATCAGTTCAAGAATACAAAACAGTAACAAAGGAAATAGCCATCAATAGCAACTTTCTTACTCTCAGGTAGAGTATAATAAACTAATATATACAATATGGAAAAACAACAAGTAAGAATACTAGCCGTCACACAGTTGAAAGACTTAGCAATGGCCTACCAATTTATGAAAGGTTTGGAAGCTATAACAGACCCGTTAACTGAGGAACAGATAGACCTCTATAACAGGTTAACTGGCATTATTGCTTATGCCGAAGACCTAATACCAGACGCCAGTCTAGAGAAGATTGTCGCTCGACACAAAGTTGACCTACAGGAACAGAAGGGAATAATGCAAAAAAGCCTAGTGAAGATTGATGGTGAGTTGACTAAGATGAACCGGGCTTAGTGCAAACAATGATATAATATAGTCAATATGCAATATTCAATCACATACATTTTAGTAGCACTTCTAGCAGCCATAGGAGTAGACAACGCAGACTCAGTAGCAGCGGCTATAATCACGGTAGTACTAGCGGTAGGAGCTTTATGGGCTAGGCATCGAGCTGGCGGTATAAGCGTTTGGGGACAAAAATAGACTATGGCTTCTGACGGGTACACAGTAAAGGAGCTAGTTCAAGAACTGCGCTCAGAAAGTAGACAAACTACAGCTACGCAAGCGTCTATGCTTACCTCCCTGCAAAACATAGACCGACACTTGACCCAACTTAATAGCAAAGTAGCCAGTCACGAAAGGAAGATAATAGGCCTTGGTACATTTCAAACAAAAGTAATGACTGTCTGGGGACTATCTATTGCAGTAGTAACTACAGTAATTTCACGCATATTATGAACATATTTGTATACAAAGACACAGCTATTAAGGCAGAGCAGTACACCCAATGGCAAACTGAGTTCTCACAGTTCTGTAAAAAGCACTTAGAGAAGCCTAAATACACCACAGTAGAAAGAGACTTTAAATTCTACCCTACTGTTAAAGACAAAGACGGTGATTTACGTGCTCAACCAGAGTGGATGCGGACATTAGTAGGCCAAGTAGAGGAAGCTGGAAAGAACGCCTTTGACCATGTATTTATTTTTATACACGTAGACCGTTGGCGTTCGGGTGGTGACTTGTTTCGTGAGTTAGCGGGCAACCCCAAAGCACTTGGCATATGGGGTCAGAACTTCTCCTACGTATACGGAAATCAACACGTTCACTACTGCCGGTGGGACGAGAAGAACATGGTGAACACTTTTAACACGGCTTACCATGAATCACTTGGTCATTGTAGTGACGCTTTAATAAAAGTAGAGTTAGGAATAGAGATTGACGGCATCATAGAGAGTGGACTTAGAAACATACACGCTAACAAACCTGGGGTTATTACCTTTTTAAATGAGCACGGCTTTGATTGGGACAGAGACTTTGCACATGGTGGCCGAGCTGTAGGGGGTCACCCTACGCTTGACTACCTTGGCGCAAGGGGGGCAAGCTCAAACTTGTACGTGTTAGAAATGGCTTCACCTTATATTCTTCAAGCCTATAAAGTACGAGCAGGTAGACACCATTCAGAACTAAAGGAAAAGGTGACACTCTTAACCATCATCGTAGACCTTCAAAAGCGAATCCGTAGCTACCAGAACAAGAAAGACGGCACTCCACGTGGAACGTAAGAAGTAAACGTATCATTTATCCCCAATACACGTATCACAGTGATACGATTAAGTGCTATACTCTGAGAGTCCCTAGTCGGGGACACTTATACAAACCGTGTTTGTAATATTTTGTGAAGACTGCCAGTGTGGAAGCTGGCGGTTTTGTGTATTTGGGTGTGATAGAATATACACATGAATAGCAGTACTCCCGACCAGTTTGATGTCTGGTTTGACGAAGAACATAGCTCTAGTGATATAGAGCTAGAAGACGACGTTGATGATTTAGACAGTCAAGACTACCGTCCATACTCAGAACATAGTGGGCTATAAGAAAAGCAACTGTAAAGGATTACTTTACAGTTGCTTATTCTTTTGGACACCGTAGCAGGTCTTTCTTAGTATACACTACCTCATAGCAAGGTAACTCTTAGACGAATCTATATTCTAGCATACTACCTCATAGCAAGTTGTGCAAGTCCTTTCTGTACATAAGCACATGAGTCAAAATCAACTCCGTGTTTGTTGCGACCAGAACTACACTGTTTTGCTCCTCCTGCATTGTACTTAAGAAATATTCTATCGTTGGACAAACCTTGGTCTACCCATGACTCAATAATCTTAGTCACTACATACCGTTCCTTTTCTTTTGTTTGACGTGGCACGTAACCGTATATCTGCTTTGACCAGTCCAACCATGTGTCGGGCATGATTTGAAAACAGCCGTTCTCTCCTGATGCACCCCTAGCTGTGCATGTTTCACTTCCTCTTGTTTCAAGATAGTGGATTGTTTCGACTATGCTTAAAACCCTAGGGTTTACTGAAAAGACAGCTCTTCAGTTAGTTCGTCCTCTTGTGCTTCTAGCAGACCCAGCTCTGCCTCATAGGTAGCCCTCAGAGCCTCAATATTGCCCTGTACGGCGTTTAACTCTAGTTGTGCCTCTTTCCTACGTATGACATCTTTTGCGGCCTGTACTGCGTCCTCATCTTCCAAAAGGTGTAGATTGGGATTGACCTCAATTTCCTCCTTATTAATTTTTATTACCTCCGTAGATGAGCCAAACTGTGACGCACCTACTACACCCAATACCGCTATCCCAAGAACGAATATATAGGTTTTCATGTTTTTGATTTTTTGTTTAATAAGCCAAGGCTTTTAGACTAATACCTCATTGCTCGAAAGCTAGAGGGGTTGAGGTGTGTTGGTCGTTACCAACTTACCTCACCTTAATTATACCAAATTCTAACCTCCTGCAACTGCGTTTTCCACAGCTTGCTGATGTTCTGTCCTGTGTATCTTTAATAGGACAGCAAAGTTGGTGTTCATTACTTCCAGCAAGCGGTTAAGCCTTTGTATTGTGATGTCGTCGTTGTTTTGGCTCCTAAGAGCCTCTTGATAAAGCAGTATTAACTTTTGGTGTTTCTCCCATAGTTCTTCTATTGTGTAGTCTCCCATTTGGTAAGTATAACCTAGGCTTCGCACGAAACGCATGTGTTATCCACAGAAAGAGTGTGTTTAAGGAGGGGTGAGAATTTGTACTTTTCGTCTTGGAGGGCGAAGAGAGCCGTGGCCATCTCATAATCCTTTACAAATACTTCAGTGGTTCCCCGTAAAATAAAAGAGCCAATAGAGGCAGTAAAGAAGTTCATACTCATAGCCTATCATTTTAACATAAATAAAATCCCACCTGTTTTGCAGGTGGGTAAAAGGTAAAACTGTACCTTAGAAGATATAGGTAAGCAATGAATACTTACCGCTGGAATACAAGATGCCGTGGCAGTTGAGCCACGAGCTAGCTCCCTTGCAGTAGTTAAGTTTAAGGTGAGTGGAAGTACCGACCACCATTCCGTTTGGGTGTATCTTCGGGGTGTGTTCGTGACCAGTTATAAGACGTAGGTTGTAGTTAGAGAAAGAGGCTGATGTTCCTCTAGCTCCGTTTATTCCACGATGACCGTGGTAGTCAAGACCAACTCCTTTTACCCGATACTCTTGGTCTTCACTAAGGAACTTTACGTTCTCAGCAATCTTGCCCACTTGTTGCATAGCGAGTTGCAGGGTGGGGGTTTTCCCATCCTTAGACATCTCGACAAACATTCGACAGGCGAAGACTGAGTTAGCTCCATCTTCTAAGAAGTTCTCCTCTCCAATGAACCGTTTAAGGAATAGGTCGTGATTAGATTCAGAAATCAGGAACTGCACTTTAGGGAACTTGTGAGCAAAGAAATTTAGCTCCTTCAAACACATCTCCACCTCTTCTTCAAGTACGTGCATCTTTTTGTGCCACAGCGAAGCCTTACTAAGATTGTTGTTGCGCTCGTGGTGGTTAACAGAGTGTCCGTTAAAGAAGTCGTGAAAGACCACCCGTTTAGGTTTAAGATTTTTTATCATCTCGATAGTAGCCTTTCGAGTCTTTGGGCAAGTGTCGCCTGTGTGCCAGTCTCCTAGTATTAACCCTTCTGGTTGCTCGTATCCCAACTGGCCGTTCTTATAGCTTTCAGTTAGGTAGTGAAAGTTGCCGTTCTTTAGTGCCATTACCGGATGATAATTAAACACCCGGCTGTTTTTAACTTCGATAAACGCAAAGCCATACTCATGCTCTAAGTCGGCCTTACGACCTTGGGCAATGTGTGACTTATAGTTGCCGTGAGTCAAAGCTCCTGTAGTGGCAATAAAGCGAGGTGAGTTGCCTGTGTTCGGTAAAGACATATACCGAATCTTAGGGGAGGGCAGAATGTAGGAAAACTGAGAAGACAGCTTTTTGTTCATTCCGGTGAGGGGATTGATTTGGCTTGCCAGTATCTGAGTGTCAAACAGCTTCAAGTTGTTGTTTAACTTCATTCCTTCCTTGCCAAGAGAGAGAAACTCAAACCGTTCGTCATCTAAAAGATAACTAGGCAGGAGTGTTTCGTCCTTGTGCTTTCCGGCCATAACAAACAGATAAATCTTTTGTACATCATGGTTGTCTGCGAAGAGTTGCATGTTGCGGAGCAAATTCTTATTTACCACCGCATTGTATTGAATACAAGAAACTAAGTAGTTCATAGGGTTACTCCTTTGTTAAAGAACGTTCTAAAACAATTATAACATTTTGCATTACTTGAATTGTAACACCATATCTGGTATATTTCTCGGTTATCCCCATAAAAAAAGACACCCCCGAAAGGGTGTTATTGCGGGTATATAAACCGGCTAATGGCATGAGGGTTAACTGCTATGCCGAGATGGTAGATGGGTGAAAACCTGTTGAGCGTTGCTACGGCGGAAATAATCCCGACCAGCTCGTACTTGCCTTTGTTCTCTACAAAGACGGGTCCTCCACTATCTCCAAACGTGATGTTGGTGTTGATGAACATTGTGTCTGCCTTGTAGATGGTAACGATACCTTGGCTGGGGTGAGGAATAAGTCCTGCACCAGCGCCCACTTTCCAAACTGGTCGGTAGACTGGTAACGTATCACCCTTAAACACTTTTGCTACATACGGCACATTCCCCTCGATACTGATAAGGGCAAGGTCGTACTTGCTTGAGCGTGACACAACAACTGCGGTATGTTCTGTTTCCGATGGGTATAAATCCACCGTGATTTTCTTTGCTTTGTTGATGACGTGTTTGGCAGTAAGGATAATTGTTGTCCCTGTGCCTGAGTAGATAACTACACCGCTTCCAGTGTTTTTATCCGTTTTGATGCCTACAGTTACGTAGAGCATTTGTGCATGTTTCTTTTCGATGTTCATGTCGTCGCTCCTGTAAGTTGTGAAACATAAAACTGCAATAAGCACTACGAGTAGTATCTTCATAATAGTCACCTCTACCTGTAATTTTACCACACGTGTTCAAAGGAAAAGGACACCTAAGTGTCCTCTAGGAACTTGAGCAAGAGCAGGGGGTACTGTTCTCTTGCCAAGTTTTGTTTGGGTAAGGAGTCGTGGAAGGCCTTGTGACACGTCCAGCAGATTAGAAACCTGTGGTTGTTTGCAGGCCCTCGACCCCAATGTTTAACCGGAAAAATATGGTGTGCCGTGAGCTTTTTAACTTCTCGGCACTTAGGGCATGAGCGAATTGGTCGAGCCATTAGAACCTCCCATACGTTTTGCTTTTTTGTGGTTTAACCTTAACGTCATGTTAAAGTCAGACATATACAACCGCCACAGCTTTTCAGCGTCTTTGCAAACTTGAGAACACAAGTCTCTAGTAAGCCAAGGGTCGTGTTGGTCAGGCACATCTATCGTTTTGTGACACCAGCAACAACATGATTTTTTCATAAGATGACACCTCCCAAGATGAGCGTACATATCAACAGTATGATAGCGCAGGTGAGTTTCGCCACCACCAGAAGCGGTGGCATGTATTCAATCAGGCGGTAATAGAATGGAGGCATTTTCCACCCCCTTGAGCCAGTCTCGCATACAGTTAGACTCATTCGCCGGACAGAAACAATAGTCGACACCGTTTTCAACGAAGATGTAAACACCGTTTACAAGTTCCTCTTTACAAACTTCACATATATGTTCCATTAGCCTATCCTCTCAAAGAACGTCTGCTCCCATTATATCACTTGTAGTTTAACCAAACGTAGATATACACAGGCCACATGACTATCCCAAAAACGATAAGAATGGTAAAGAAAATTACTTTATCAAAAATGTCAAAACCTCTAAGCATAACCTATTATAACAAACCCCTACTTATTTGTAGGGGTCAGGTCTGCTTTAGGGCAGAAGGTTGAAATAAGCACCTCGGTAGTGTGCTTGTAGCAGTTGAAGCCACAGACATACAGGTGAGTACCTATGTGGTACAGGGAGTTTTTGTCGTTTATGGGGTTGTTGCAACCCTCAGCTTGACATCTTTCGGGAAAATTCATAATACACCTCC